AGTAATTGCTTCCACAACCTTGAAAAAGGACATAAAAAAAGAGCTCGATGACAACATAAGTTGCCACTAAGCTCTTGGTTATGAGGCAAAGATACTAATAAATAATGTAAAGCAAAACTCCTATGAGATATTTTTACCAGAGTATCTACCAAGACACGGTGGATGCACTGAGGGAAATTTTCAACCGGCTTAATCTCATCATTGACGGAATCGCTTGCGTGAGAATAGCTGACCCGGAAATATTGAGAATCTTGAAAGAGAAGCTGGATGTAGATAACATTGGTGCAATTAGTGAAGAGTATATAAAGAATCAGATTTCCATTACCAATGCGTGGTTCCAAGCAAACAAGTCAATCAAGACATTCGATGAATTTGGATTGATGAATGCCACGTTCGGAAGCGATGACATATTCGGGGATTGTTCTTCTTTGGAAAGCATTAGAATTCCTCATTCTATAGATAGCATACCGATTGGTTGTTTCAAGGGATGCGTTAAACTGAACAATGTTGTTCTACCGAAAGGGATAACCTTTATTCTGGCAGATTCATTTTCAGGCTGTTCTGCATTGAAAGAAATTTCTATTCTTGATACAGTAACACAAATAGAGGCAGGAGCATTCATGGGTACAAAACTTGAGAAGGTGGATTTACCTGAAAGTGTAACCGGCATAGGTTCGTCTGTATTCAATGGCTTGACTTCTTTGAAAATCATGATAATCAGGGGGCACGTAGTGAGAGGTGATGCTCCCAAAAACAACCTGTTCAAATGCTGGGAAAATTGTACGGGGTTGGAATCATTCGTCATGATGTCAGAAGCGCCTATGGAATTTGGATTCTGGATGATGAATGGCACTACATGCACAGTATATGTACCGGACACAGCAGTAAATACATATAAAGCAGCAAACGGTTGGAGTAGTTTGGCCAGTAGAATTCGACCGTTATCAGAGTATAAGGGTGAATTATAATAGAAAATTATACTGCGGTATCAAATTGGTAGAACCACTATTGGAACTCCCGGAACACTACGAAGAAGTGGATATGCCGGAGGGCTTTTCAGAGGAAATGCCACCAGAATAGCCTGAAAAGAACGGCGGAGAGAAAGTTTCTCCGCCGTTCTACTAATTTTCTACCATTTCACTTATTGGACGAATATATGCCGCCCACTTGCTCCAACCGGAAGCTGTCTTGTATGCACTAACTGATGTGTCCGGAACATAAATGTTGGGAATCTGGGGAGCATTGAGCAGTGTCCAGTAATCGGTCGACGGAGGTGTTGATGTTCGTATTATCAGGGTCTTTAACAGAGGACAATTCCCCATACCGGTCACCGACACGGCATTTTCCCCGATTTCCACACGGGTCAGTCGTGGCATATCCCCCAATCCGCTAATTGCTGTGACATGGGGCGGATATACGAATTCCGAAATTCCGGTGCCGCCGAAAGCGCCAGACTCAATAGTTGTCACTGTGTCAGGAATGGAAATTTCTTTCAACGCCCCACAATTGTAGAAAGCCTGCTTTGAAATAGTGTCGCACCCATTGCCTATTATGCATCTTTCCAGAGAGACGCATCCGTAAAAGTATTGGTATCTGATATTCCTGTTTTCCGGCAATTCGATACTTTGCAAAGACGTACATCCGGTAAACAGATTATTGGACGAGGTGGTGAAATTTAGCCACTTGAACTCATTGAACGAGACAATCCGCGTATTGTTTGCAAATGTGCCGGCATTGATTACCTGTTGAACGGCCGCTTCCTCTTCCGTTATATAGCCGTCCTTGTCGGCATCCCATATGCCAAGGCAGATGCGCCGGGCTTCCGCGTCCTTGAAATGAATGGCCGCTTCACCGACAAGTACCAGATTCAGTCTGTTGAATACACTTCTCAGTGCATCCACCGTGTCCTGGTAGTACTTGGAATGCACAGTAATGGTGCCTTCCAGTACCGGTATCGGGTCTTCGCCGGACAGTCCCTCGGCTGACAAGCCGGAGTAGCTGCCGTCGGAGAGGCGGGCGAGCATGTCGAGTGCGTCGGCCGTGTAATACTCCTCATTGAAACCTATTGCGCGGATATGTTTCAGCGCGTGGGCATCACCCTGCGGTTGCTGTGCCTCGATGACGTCAGACAGCAGTTTCATGGGCTGCAGCAAAGGACAGTTCTCCACCCAGAAGTCTGTCACATTCGGGGCGCACTGGCCGATGCGCAATCCACCGGTGGACAGCAGGGGGAAGTTCCTGAAGCCGATGTACTTGTTGTTTGCCGGATACTCGATGACTTCAAGACTGCCGCCTTCCGGAACCTTAATCTGGCTGAGATTGGTTCCGTCCGCATATATCTCACGGATATTCTGGCAGGCGCTCAGGTCAAGAGTACCCTGCAAGGTGGCAATGTTTGACAACAGGACTTTCTGTAGGCTGCCGCAGTCGGCAAGGGTAAGCCCGGTGATGGTGATGATGACGTTTTCGGTCTTGCTGCCCAGGATGAGCTCCGTCAGGCGCCGGCCACGGACCACCATGGTGCCGCTGACGTTCTTCCGGTGCCAGTCGCCGATGGAGAGCAGCCAGCTCGCCGCCTGGATGGCGTTCTGCTGGTCGGCAGAGCCGCCGAGGTCGATGGTCATCCGGCACACTTCACCGGCCTTGGTCCTTGCGCCCTGCACGATGCTGGTACCGTTTGCAATGGCCGGGTACATGTCGAATGCCGGGGTTATCTCGTAATCTATCAGGTCGCCTGCTGCACGCACGATGATGGTGTCCGTTCCGCTGTTTGAAAACAGACCGTAGCTGTATTTCGACATGATGTACATGATGCGCTTCTTCACCCAGGCGGTTTCGGCAGAGCAGAAGTCGCCATGCGATTGGGTGATAGGGTCGGTGTCGTTGGTATAAGAGCCGCTGTTGTAGGCTATCTTGGCTATCTCGTAGCGTTTGGCATCGGCGTTGACCAGCGTGGCCGGGAAATAGTTCTTGATGCCGAGATAATACTTCTTGTAGAAGGCATATACCTTGTCATAGGGAGTGCCCGAGGATTGTCCGCACAGGCTTTCCATGGCACTGAGCATCTTCCGCATGCCTGCCGCAATCTCGGCGCTGAATGCCAGTTCGAGCATGTTCCAGAATACGGATGTCTCGCCGTTCCAGATGGGCTGGCCGTTACTGTAAACATCGTGCATCTCGCAGTGGTAGGGCTTGCGGTCCTGACCCTGGTTGTCTATCGGGAAGATGGTGTCGGCATCGTCCAGGCGCCACCGCCACTTGCTGCCGGTAGTGCAGAAGTTATACGGATAGGTGTTCTTCGCCCGCTGGTCGGTTCCGGCCGTAAACTCCACGAAATTATGATGGAATACGGCGTCGCTGATGTCGAAGCAGTCGGGGATGGTAGCCCGGAAAAGCTGCTTCCTCGCATTGACGAACAGTTCATTCAGCTGGTCGGCCGTGAAGGCTGATAAATCACTGCTCAAATACTCTTTGAGCTGTGTCTTAAGGTTAATCTGCCCGGCCCCGATGTCCGAAGGGATGAATTTCCCTTCCGCCGCCTCATAGTAGTACAGATTGTAGAGGTCGGCATCGCCGGTCTTGGCAATCCAGTACTCATACCCCGTGCTCCGATATTCCGCAACAGAAGCATTCAGCTCCGCCAGCGTGCCGCCAAACGGACGGATGCGGTTGTTGCAGACATATACGGCGTTATAGGAATCTATCCACCTCTGCGCAGAGAGCGGTTCGGTCTCGTCGGCATTCAGCTCTCCGGCGTCGAAGTCCCAGCAATTGGTATCATTATATTGGAAGGCTTCCTCATCGGCATTGTACGCCCAGTATGACTTGCCGCGGTTCCAGGGCACACGGAACAGTGCCCCCAGCGGTGCGTTGTCCGAGCCCTCTACAGAGAGAAGTTCCGGGAAAGCCTCCGTATCATAACCGAAACAAAGGTCATCTCCCTTGTCCGGGCCGAACGTAAATTCTCCCATGCAAGTATATACATCCTGCCCTTCCTCGTTCACGGACTTCGAGAAGCCGATGAACGGTTCCTGATAGACGGCCACACGTATCTTCGGGTCGGCAGCCATCGCCTCGTTCTTCATGCCTGTCTCCTTGAAGAGGGCATCGTAGGCATCCACGCTGCCTGCCTTGTGGTCCTGCATGGAGCTCGCCCAGTTCTTCTTGGCGGTCAGGCGCCCGGACTTCGGAACGTTGTCGTACATCAGCACACAGTTCTTGTCCGTGGTACCGTCGGCATAGGTCGCGATGGAGGCTATCTTGTTTCCATCAGCGTCCTTCAGCCCTTTCATCTTAAATCTAATATTCCACTCCAGGTATTTTTTGGAAGATGTACCCTGGCCTTCCACCAGCAGATTGGTAAGCGTGAAGTTCCTCTCCGGCTTGTCCTTGAAGAAGACTTCCAGATTACCCGCCACGCCCGAAGGGTTCATCAGGTTCGGGAAAGGCTTGTCTACCACAAACACGTTGTACAGCAGCTTCGTGGCATTGAAGTCGATATTCACACCCTCACCGTCCAGCACGAGGTTGACGTTTTTCTCCGCAAGCTTCTCGTCGGTGGTCACCAGCTGGTTGATATAGTTCTTCTGTACGGCTTCCGAAGGCAATGCACTGTCGTAGACACGCAGCCCGTACAGGTAGAGGTTGGCATAATCGCTACCCAGCACAATCTTGCCGTCATTGCGGAAGTAGTCGTTGTTCTCGTAGGCATACTGCCGGTTCTTCTTGCCGTTGATGTAGATGGCCACAATGTTGAACCCTGCATTCCCGTAGGCATCGGGCATCACGACTACTGTCAGGCGGATACGCACACCGTTGTCTATAGGTACGTCCTGCGTCGAGCTCTCCTGCATGGACTGGGAGAAGAAGGATACGTTCTCGCCCGACACGCGCAGGCCTACGTTGTTCTCCGCAATGGTGATGATGTCCTTGCTGGCATCCGAGGGATTCTCCACCTTGAAGTCGATTTCGATGGTCTTGCCCCGGCGGGCGGCTTCCGTGGCGAAGGGGCGGTAGTCTATCACGGCCCTGCTGCGGGCGAATATCTTCAGTGCCTTCACTCCGTCGGCGTCAGCCGCCCATCCGTCGTTGCTCCAGTTCAGGTTGCTCCACTCTACCGGTACGGCCGTCTTGTCCGCCTCGTTGATGACGCTCCTGTAATTCGTCTGCGAGTTGGCACGGGTCCGAGGATTGATATAGAGTGCGGCGCCTGCCGTAGCCGAATAGCCCAGCGAGTTGTTCACCGGCAGGGTAATGGGTTCCGTCAAGGCATCCGCACCGTCCGTCACGCCGACTGTGACGCCGAAGTCGGCATCGTCATCCGTCTCCACCTCCATCGGGTAGGTGAAGGTGTTCCTTGCGTTCGCCACGATGGCGTCATTCTCGGAACTGTACACCTCCATGCCGCCTCTGGTGATGGAGAACCTTGCCTCGGTCAGTGCGGACGGACCGTCGTAGATGGCGTAGTCGAACACCGTGTTGTCCTGCCAGTTGGTGAGCTGTTCCGCCACGTTGTTCACGCACATAAGCTTCACGGCTTCGCTGGCCGTACGGATGCACATGATGTTGACCGATACGGATTTTGTCTGGATGGTATTGTCGGAGTTGGAAAGATAGAAACTCACGTTGTATACGCCCGTCGCTCCCGGATGCTCCAGCAAGTAGATATACGGAGTATCCAGATACACGGCTGTGCCTATCGCCTTGTCGTAGCTCTGGCTGTAGCCGTCGCCGGTGACGGTCAAGTGCAGCGTCTTGTTGATGTTGCCGTTGATTATCATCGGGATGTTGATGTCTCCGGAGAACGCCGTCCACCAGGCGAAGTTCGGGGCGCTGATGCCCAATGACGTGAGTTGCACGTTGTACGTCACCGGTGCGGTGGTCTTGTCGGTATTCTCCCCCTTGATGGAAATCTTCACGCTGTTGCTGCCTGATGACAGCCATTCGGCTATGTCCTGCCTGATGGATACGCCCGAAGAGACTTCCATCTGTTTCACCACGGTGAAGTCGGCATACTTGGCGTTCTTCATCATGATAGTGCACAGGCCGAGTTCTCCGGTAGACTTGTAGGGTTCGTCCAGGCTGTCGCGATACTGCGAGATGAAGGAGAAGTCAAGCACGCACTCCTCGCCGTACTGGGTGGCGAAGCCGAGCGAGGCCATGTTGTTCCGGACATATACGCTGTACATGGTTCCGGCGCCTCCGGCCAGTTCGCGCACAGTCTGTTCAAGCGTCGCACCGGAAGCGCCGTCGAAGGCTGTGCCTGGGTCGGTACCGATGACAAGCTGCGCATTCCTCACTTCCTGCAGGGCGTTTTTCAAGTTCTGCATCGCCGCCTTGTTCGTCTCGAGGCTGTTGTCGTTCACGCACTTGGCGAACTCGTTGATCTTTCCTACAAGTTCGTTCAGTTCCTCGGCCTTGAGGATGTTGCCGCGAACGAAGTTTCTGTTTAATTTATCCATAACCTATCCTAATATATCGTTGTCATCAAGCCTGCTCAAATCCAGCATGAAGTCTGCAATCTCAACAACCTTGCCGCCACGCACGGCAAGGGCGTGCATTATCAGGTTCGTCTCGAGCATGCCCGTGTCGGCCATGTCACTCTCGATACGGCTGATGACCGCATTCGTGGCACCTCCATCGTCACCGGTCACGCGCTTGCTCAAAACGAACCTGATGTAGCCCATGTCACTATTTTATCATATAATTCAACCATGCGTACGGCTTTCGGTGTCCCGTATACGAAAGGTCAGTCTGACAAGTAAAAGCCTCCCGCTCAAAACTGATGTTTCGGTATGCATTACCGGGTAACACAAGCCGAACGAGCCACTCCACCACATAACACGCATAAAAGGGGATATAAAGTAACTCACGCATTTGTTGCGTATGAATAAGTTCGTGGTTAATGGCTATGCCATCCAAAAAACTATCATCACGGACAAACAGAATGCCGAACAGATTGATTGCGGTAAAACCCTTAAAAGGGATAAACCCGTTCCTTACTATTTTCATTGTTCAGATTTTAATTGGTTGATAATTTCCCGTTTAATGGCCGCTATGAGCCGGGAGTTCTTCACTACAAGTTCCAATGCCTTGCAATAACGTTCAGGCACTTCCACCGCTTCTGTGGAGTAGTAAATCTGTCTGGCCAGCTCCTCAAAGCCTATGTCCAGCAGGATGCTGCCGTTGTACATCATTTCATTGCCGACGGTCTCGGCTGCGTCGAAGGTCTGTCTGCCGCCCTCGAATGAGGTCTGTGCCTCGATTTTTCTAAAATTAATTTTCATATCCATCCAATATTGGGGTTATTTGTTGCTGTATGTCTTGGTGAGGGTATGGTTCTTATAGAAACTTATACCCAAAAAGGGGGATATTTCCACATAATACAGGTCGGCACCATTGACTGACTGCATAAAAAGACTGTGAGGGTTGAACAAGCATTTCTCATTGCCGTTCTGAAGGAACATGCCGATGCCGCTGGTACCAGTATTGCTAGTGTAGCCGAAAGCGCCAACCAGGTTACCGACATTGTCATATATCTTCAACCCGTTATCTTCAGAACCTTCAATACTGGTGTTACTGTCCACCCCTATGACAACACGGTTGCCTCCAGATGGAGACAGTGACTCGACAATGCCCACGAATCTTGCCCGGCCTTCATTGTCCCAACTGATGTTACCGTTTGCCAAACAACCGCTGCCGTCATTCTCCAGCAGGATTTTCCCGTCAGAAATGGAAACCCTGCCCTTGAATTCACCGGTCTCGGAGACAGTGATGTTGTTCAGCGTCAGGTTTCCGTCCTTGTCCACCACGAACGTGTCGTTCGCCACGATATGCCCGTTGAACCGGATGAGGTCGGCGCTCACCAGCGCATTGCTCTGGAACCTCCCGTCGGGCAGCTCGGTAACGAAAGCGGCTATATACGATTTCTTTACATAACCATCCGAAGCGGTTTTCTCTGCAAACATCTGCACAAGGTTTGATTCGGTGATGAGCCCCGACTTGTCGATGTTCGTGATATGCCCCGCCGCATCAAAACTCACCTTCTTAGACAGCAGCGAGTTGAAATCAGCCGTCGTCACCAGCCCGGAAGTGTTGATGTTCGTGATGTTTCCGGAGCCGTCGAAGTGGATGCCTTCAACCAGCGCGGCGATGGAGTCCTTTGTCACCTGGATGGCCGCCGTGTTCTCATCAGCCGTATCCTGCGCCCCCCGGGCAAGATAATAAGCGTCCCGGGCATCGCTGATACCCTGGTTGGCAAGCCTCGTAGCCTCGGCAATGCCATTTTCCGAATCCGTCACCGCAACCGTGATGCGGTCCCCCAGGTTCTCGATATAGGCAGTAGTTGCCGTGGAAGAAGGTTTCCAATGGCTGATGCTGAATGCTGCTCCTGCCACCTTCGCAGTCTTGCATACGAGAGCATCATTCTTGTAAATAGTGGTGCCGTCATTGTACGTCGCGTTCACCCACATGTCTCCCACGTCGTAGGCATCTGCCACAGTGGGCTGCGACACGAATACACGCCGCTTGCCGTCGGCCGTATCCTGCGCTTTTTTAGCATCTTCCAGCGCCTTCAGCGTCAGGTGGTCGGTGATTTCTTCCCAGGCACCCGACTCGAACCGGTAGCTCTGCCCGGTAGCGGTGTTGTAGAACAGGTCCTGGTCGTGCATGGCCTTCAGCTCCGCAGTCGTCCATTCCGAAGCGGGAATGTTACTCAATGTAGGCTCATAGTCATAGAACCACATCGTGTACTCCTTGTCCGTCTGCTGCTTGATAATGTCGAGATTCACCTGCATGTCGTCAAGTGTCTTGTCCATGTCCTTACCCGTGGCCTGGTTGATAAACCTGGCGGTAATCTCGCTGAGCACCGTATTGAAGTCAATCAACGGTTCGGGCATCGTGTACGAGTTTATCCCATTGTATATGCGCACGTAAGGCCCTCCGGCGGTAACGCTGTCCCATACAATGGCACCTTGTCGGCCCGTGTCCGTCCGGTTGCCGAGCTGCACGATGCTGTCTCCGGCAACCGGGATGTCGCTGCCCGATGCACAGTCGTCCTTGGAGAGGTCTATGTAGTCGTCTCCCGTACCCGTCACGAGCCGCCAGTAGTAGTGGTTGCCCGATTTCAGGTTGAACGTCTCGCAGATGGCCTGGTCATCCTCCTGGAAGGTGTTGTACACGGTACGCCCCTCCGAATCAGTGGTCTTGAAATAGCAGCGCCAGTATGTGCCCTTGTCCTCCACGCGGTTGCAAATGATGCCGCCGCCGGTATTGTACTGCCTGCCCCCGACATAGGTGGACTGCTGCACCTGGATGTCCTCCACGCTCAGCTTCTTCCGGATGTCCACAAAGTCGATGTCGAGATGGTAGTTGCCGTCCGCGTCCCGGTAGATGCCGAAACCTGAGCCTCCGGCTGAGAAGTTCTCCGACACGAGGTCTTTCAGCAGCATGATTTCGTTCAGCGTTGCCGTGCCCTTCACGTTGATGCCCTCGATGAAGGTCATCAGTTTCTCGATGGTCTCGGCGATGTCCTTGCGCACGTAGCGGTCGTCGTTGTCGTTCTTGCTGCCTATAGGGTCAAGCTTGAAGTGCCTCTTCCCGTCGGTCTCCGGTATGCTGTCATCCTTCGACAGCTTGTAGACGGCACCCCCGTTCTCAAGGGTCGACACGAGCTGTCCCGCATAGGGGAAATAGGCTTCGGCGTCGGTGTTCCTCGCGTATACGCGTGCGTCCTCTATGGTATCGAATACAGACGAGCTGTCGATAGGCCGGTACGTTGTCCTCTTGTATTGCAGCGCGAAGCTGCTTCCGTTTATCTTTACCATGTCAACTCGTTTTGAATGTGAATGTATCGGCATCGTTCGTGCCGTCGGTCCGTATCACCCACATGCGGTAATCCGTTGCCTGGCTTCCGTTAGCGCCTTCCACAGAGATGGAAGTGGGGCCGCTGCACACTCCGGTGTCTTCGATAAAATTACCGGGATATGCGGTCAGGGTGAGCTCGCTCACGGTTCCCTCAGGTATGCAGATTACGATTGTCTTCCACCGGCCGGCACTGAACTTGTAGCTGCCGGAGCCGGTGTACATGCCGCTTGATGACAACCCTCTGACTTGCGCTGAGGTTGTGGGAATAGAATCCACCACTCCGGCAAACCATTTGCGACGCACGTTTACGCTGATTTTGTCGGTAAGTGTTACAGCAGGAAGACTTCCATTTTGGGAAAATGATACGGAGGCAAGGTATGATTCGTTTTCCGTATACACGCCTGACAACTCCCTGACAGCCGTCCTTACCCCATTCATTTCAGCTCCGAATACAAGCAGATTCTCTTCCTTGTTATCAAAAAAAGCCTTGGTTATATCCCCATTCCCGTTTTTTGCCGCTTCATACGTTATTTTACCTTTATTAGAGCCGAACTCCATATCGTTAGCCGTAGAAAGTTTGCTTTTCAGTTCCGCGCCTTGTTCTTTAAACAGCATATTTCTAATGATATTCTCCCAGCTTGTCCCTTTCATGATTACATCGCCTTGTTTGTAATAGCCGACACTGGCAGTAGTTACCTGTATGTTCCCACTTGTTTCCTGGCTTGTAACGCTGTTTGAAAGTTTCTTGACAATGGAATCCAAAGAGGACTGGTTGTAAAGCTGCCCTTTCAAGGTAATGCTCTCTATTTTGCTTTCCAGTTCCCCGATACGTGAATAAGCAGCGGTTTCCCCGACAGTATATATAGGGGAATCATAAGGCAGGTCAAGGTTGAATTCAAATCCGATAATCCTTGACTGCCTTCCGTTCTCGAAATAGGCCTTGTTGATAAGATTGACCTTTTGACCGATGCTGTAGAGATTGTGCACTCCGTCCTCACTGTATGCGACATCCGACATCATCGTGCAGCCATAAGTACTCGGGTCCATTCTGGACTTTTCAACATGCTTTTCAGCTTCAGTTTTCAATTCCTGTTCGGCGGTAGATACAAGTCCTAATTCGGCTATCTTCGTACTGTCCCATCCGTATAATACATAAGTGTCACCTGCTTTAGGCTTGACCACATTGTCCGGAAGTTTACGCCCGTAGTCTTCATTGGCGACAATCTCCCATAACTGCGCATCCACATTCCATGTACCGTCCTCATTCTTTTCTCCCTTTTCAAGCGGATTGAATTTGACGGCAAAGTCCATTCCGTTAAGGCTTCCTGATTGAAACACTACATGGAGTTCTTCACCTTCAAGTACGTAATCATACGAGAAATTGATACCTGTGTCAGTAAACCTGTAGAATGTTTCTGTAGTCTCGGTCCCATCTTCATTGTCAACCGTATCTTCATAGCTGGAGACTGCTGTAATCGTTCCTGTACGTCTAGGGTAGATGCTATCAAAGACAACCACCTGCTCGACGGCTTCCTCGGTAGTCATGTTAGGATAGGCGTCAATATACGGAATGCCGGAAGGAAGCATGAGCCTTCTTTGAACCACGCCATTGACTACCACCGACTCATCAACCGGGCGGTAGTTTGCCGGGATGTTTCTTGTAGAACCGAAAGCATAGATTCTCGTTGCGTAGGTTGATTGTGAGTCGGAACGTGACATCTTATCCACATTCTTTCCTATCTCAAAGTTAACGGCATCGCCAAACTCGCACCTTCCGAAATGGATAATGTTCTCGGTTATCCAGCACTCGCAATCCCATTTCTTCGCCATAGAGAAGCATGCGTCAAGGATGTTGACGTTGTCGTAACTCATCAACTGAGCCTTATTTTCTACCGTACCGTCAATAGAGAAAACAAAATCCTGTCCTTTGTATTTGTAACCAAGAGCTTTTAAATTTCTAAGGACTATACCGGCTTGGACATCAAGTGAAGCGGTGAGATTCCAGGACGCTTCCTGCCCGGCCACTTCGGGGGTATATTTAAAGATTTTGTTTTTCCATTTCCAGTAGTGGGCGTCAAGCTGCAACTCATAGTCGTAGCCTGCGTTATCGGTATTGAATACTGGCTTCTGCAAGTCGCACACCTCGAACAGCCCGAAGTCGCACTCCACGCATGAACCAAGTTTGAAGAATATAGGACTCTCCAAGGAGAACTTTAACGTGATGTAGTCCTCCTTCATAAGAGTAAACTTACGCTTGCAGCCTTCATTGGGAAGGGTAGTAAGCAGGATAGCACCGGATATGTCTTTGATGTCGATTTGTTCCACGTCTTCAAAGTTCGGAGATAAAAAAAAGAGTGCCCAATTTTGAGCACTCATATACGCAACAATCTCTCTATTGTTGGAATTTAATTTCTGTTTGCCGGATTCGGTTCGTTGAACTTGGCTGAAATTTTTCCGAAAGTTCGGTCTAAACTCTGTGCGTAAGTGACACTCTTGCCAGTATAAATAAGATGGTAAACTTCGCTACTATTAGCCGGGATTTGAATATCAATCTTACCTTTATAAAGCTCATCGAAGAAAGCTTTTTTCTTTGATTGATAATCGGACTGGGAATTTCCTTCAATTGTAAAAGAAAGTGTTATTTCCCTCTCATCGACTTTAGGATTATTGATTATCACACGTTTTCCATGTTCTAACCGGGACTTATTCTCTATAAATTCTTTCATGGGTGATGATGCACCAAGTACATCAAGAAACCCATCTCCCATTCTCACACCCCATGTTGTATAAGCGTTTTCGCCATTAATTAATAATTCATTCATAGACTATAATTTTGCTGTATTCTTTTTAACTTCTGCTATATCTCTTTGCATCTGTTGAATAGGTTTGACGATTGCCCCTGTATTTTCTGAAATCTGTACCAATTCAAGATAGGATTGCGCTATCAAATCCCGCGTATCATCAGCAATATTTCTTGTTTCCGTATTTATGGAAAGTAGAGCATCTGCTTTTACTGTTAGTAGATTAAGTGATTGAGATTGAATGGTAGATTGATTCTTTATCTCTTCTCCTGCAATCTGCAATGCTGTAAACCTACCGCTTAATTCTCCTGCATCTTCATGTGTCATTTCAGTACCGAACCCTCTGGAAGTTGAAAGCTGGGATGTTGATTCTTGCGAAATCTTGTCATATCCGGTGGCTGCGGCAAGCTCGTCACGGAGCTTCATCGCTTCTTCAATGTAGCCCATATACTCGCTGTTCAACGCATTTCTTTCGGATTCCGTCAAAGAACCATCCTCCATACCCTTTGCAAACTTCTCATACCACTTCTTTAGCTTGTCCTGATAAAGTGTGCCTATCTGCTCGGAGAGCATAGCTTGCATGAAGTATTCCGAAACATCCTCGGCTGCATCTTTGGACGACGCTTTCATGTCCATAAGGGTATCTATGAAATTACTGTACACACCATCGAATGTGGTTTGTGTAAGCTGTTCGTTTATCTGATTATGGATTTCCTCAATACGTTCCTCCCCCTCGATAATCTTATCAAGATAATCTCTCACATCGCCATCTAATTTAGCCCAAAAAGTAGGTGCTTCTGACTTTAGTTTCTCCAACTGTTCAGTAGTCAGGTCAAACAATCCCGTCATGCGTCCGGTACCTATAAAATCCTTGGCGTCTTTGACAGACATATCGAGCGCTCTGGCGATGTCCTGCCAGTCGCTTGACGAGGTATTCTTTGCCATGCGCTTGCCAATGGAATGAGAACCGGCAGACGCACCGGAGTTTAATCGTTCACGCCCAAGTATTCTGTACGCCTCAATACTCTTGTTGACAAGTTCAAGAGCCTCTTTGCCTACCTTGTCCGCTTCTGCTCCGTAAGATGTGTTGATGTACTCCAGCTTCTTGTCTATCAGCTCATCCCATATCTCATTGAGTTTGTTATATTCCTCGACCATCTCATTATAGTGGGAATAATCGGCACCGAACATCCCGTCCAACGCGGACACTACAGAGGAAATTCCAGAAACCGCACTCATTGCGCCTCCGACAATATCACCCGACATGATTTGCCCGAACCCGGATGCCGTTTGTCCTAAGCCGCCAAGCGCATCAATGGCACTTGTTATCTTGCTATCGTCAAATCCGAATATGTCGGCGATACTTGAGCCGAACTCATTCAATGCAGGAGCAAAAGACGTCACAGTATTTCCTACATCGGTGATGCCTTGACTGATTTTTTTGGAATCGTTGCCACCCTTTTTTATGGCTTCTATCCCTTTCTTCAAGTCAGAGACGAAAGCCTGCCACGGTGATTTTCCTTTAAGTTCATCCTTTAACCCTTTGATTGCGTCTGTAACATCCTTGATGGATATTTCCCCTTTTTCTATCCTTTCAATGTCTTTATCGGTAAAGCCTATTCCTTTCAAATCAGCAATAGAAATGTCTTTATCAGTACCGGACATGTATTTGATAAGGATTTCGTATTTGTCTATGATGGACTGAATAGCGGAAACCGATTTGTTACTCGCATCCTCGAATAAGTCTGCCATCGCCTTAGTGGACTTTCCATATTGCTCATCGAGCTGTTCTATGGCTTTACTTTTTTCGGCTTCCTTGATGGCATATTCAGGACTGTCCTTTTGTAATTTGGCTAACTCGTCATTGTACTTCTGAACGAGGTTCTTCCGTTTTTCTTGGTAATTTCCGTACTCAATGAAATACTCCTGCCATGCTTTTTTGTCGGCTTCAAGTTTGGCTTTACTTGTTGAATCAATATCGCTTTCTCTTTTTTTAGCGGCATTAGAAGCCCATGTGCCAAGTTTCTCCTCTTGTTTATCTGTCAGTTTTCCACCTTGCTCCGTTTCCCAATCCTTGCGCTGTTTTTTAATAGCATCCAGTTCTTTTCGATAGTCCAAGTCAATCTGAGCCAGCTTCTTTTCAGTACCATCCTCCATGAGGTTTATTTCATCCTGCTGGTTTTTACGGCGAAGGGAAATAAGCTGTTCTGAAAGTCGTTCCTGCTGTTCAAGTTGTTTCTTTGCATGATTTTCTTGCTTTGCCAACTTGCCACCCGTGAGTCCGCCAAGTTTCTTATAGGATTTCTCGGCTGTTTCTTCCCGTTTCTTTGCTTCTTCATATTGCTTTGATGTGAACTTTGATTTGTCCTTTTCTATTTCAGAAAGTTTCTTCTTGGCATCTTCCCATTCTTTTTTCGCTTTCTCGTAATCATCTTTATAAGTTGATGTTTTTCGTGATTTTAATTCAGATTCAAGTACATCTATTCTGTTTTTAAGTTCTGATTCGGTTGTAATACCCTTTAATGAACCAACGCCAACATTTAAAGTATACCACTTATTATTTTTCCTTGCTTGTTGAAGTCGCTTCATTTCGTTCAATTCCGATTTTATTTGCTCATCGGTATTCTTCTTCAAATCAAGTTGCCATTTAGCGAGTTCATCAGAACGAACTTCCTTTTGATAATCTATAAGGAGCTTCCTTTCTTCATCCAATTTTGATTCCAAAGTGGATAAAGTTTCATTCTTATATTTGCTGGCAAGCAACTTCTCTGTGTCAGTTAAACTGCCCTTATGGAAATTTGGGTCTTCTCCAAACTTTTTCCATAATCCAATAACCTGCTCATATTCAGAAATTAGTTTCTCGGAGTTTGTGTAATTTACTTTGTTTTCTTCTACTTTTTTATTCCCAGCTACTTCATTATATTCTTTCCATAAAGCTATCAAATCCTTAATATGTCCTTTCTCATCTATGTATTTTTGGAAGATAGAGGGATATTCATTCTTTATTGCATTCATTGCCTTCACCCTATCCATAGAAGAAGTATATTCATTTTGAAGGGTGGAAATTAATTCTTCAAGCCTTTGTTTATGTTCTTGCTCTTTTTTTATAGACTCCTCTTTTTGCTCATTAAATCTTTTTGATGCTCTTTCTGCTGCGGTTGTAGAATCGTGAAATGCCCATATAGTGGCTGTTAATCCGGCAACCACCGTAGCCACTGCAACATAAGGATTAGTAAGCATTGCAGCATTAAGAGCCAGTTGCGCCTTTCTTGCCAACACACGGGCGTTTGTCAATGCAATTTCCGCAATGGTATGTTTACTCGTTGCCAACGTGGTAAGCATAACGGCAGTACGGTATGTTCCGTATGTGGCAACCAATCCAGCAAGCACCTTACCGATGGTCTCGTAGTTCTCAATCAGGGATGTCGTCATTTGTATGCTGCCCATGATTATACCTTCCGATTTCTGCCCCAATTCATTGAATACAGAATCCATCGCATCCTGCATCATGGATAGTTGTCCGTTAATGGTCTTGGAAGCGTTCTCTGACATATTATAGAACTTACCTCCTGCGGAAGTGGCGTCAATGAACGCCTGCTGTACCATTTCGGCAGAAATAGCACCTTTAGACATTTCATCTTTGAGTTGTGCAATGCTCTTTCCTGTCTTTTCAGACATGATTTGCAACGGATTGAATCCTTGACCTATCATTTGGTTCAAATCCTGTCCCATCAACTTACCAGCCGCCGACATTTGCGAGAAAGCAAGTGTAAGGGAATTGAACTTCTGCGTATCTCCCATAGAAACATCACCGATAGCGGCAAGGAAACGGGGAACTTTCTCCGCTTCAATGTTGAATCCGAGCATCATCTGTGTTGCCTGCGTTACATCGGAGAACTCCAGCGGCGAAATCTTAGCATACTCACGAACTTGTGACATAAGTGCATCCGCTTTCTTCTTGCTGCCTAACAACGTCTGAATAGCCGTGTCTGCCGCTTGAAACTCACCACGGACACGTATCATTTCAGAGCCTAATGCCTTTAATACCCCAGCACCACCAATAACCGCCAGTGCTTTCTTCCAAGATATAGCGATACCTTCGTTAGTTTCTACTACTTGTCTCCCATCATTCTTATAAAGTGTATATTCATCTCGGAGTTTCTTTACGGAAAGACGCGCTTCGGCTTGTTGTTGGGTTAATCCAAATAAAGCCGCCTTTTCTTCATCAAGAGCTTTGCGGGCAGCATTGTATTCTTCTAACTTGCTATTTGCTGATAACGGATTCCTTTTCAATGCTATACGATAAGCATCCCCAAGTCGTTTTACATCCGCTTCAATATCCTTAACTACCGCTTTTTGAGCGATAATCTTCTCTGTGAACCCATTTACAGATTGGGAAGCATCAAAGATTTTCCTTTTGAATCCCGTTTCCATCTCTGCTCCAGCTTTAGCAGCATTAGTCACCAACTCATCCAATCTTTGGTTGGATGCAGCAAGTTGGACATTTAAAGCCTTGAAAGCAGCAGGAGACTGCGTGCCATCCATGCTCATTAACTCTTGTTTTAACTTCGCAATTTCATTACGGAGCCTTACAACTTCTTCCCAGTCACTACCTACCTTAAAATATAATTTCGCCATATCTATTTCTTTTTCCTACGATTAGCCAATTCCTTACCACTGATTCTATTCACTTTTTGACCACCATATACTGCGTGTAATTTATCCCGTTGCATCATCAGCAAATTCCGATAAGGGATAACCTCAAACACTTCTGTATAACTCAGATGAAGCGTGTCAATCAAATGGGCTATCTGCCCGAAGAACGTTGCGTTTCCTACTGTTTCGGTCTTGCTGCCAGCATCGACACGTTCCTCATCGAGCTGACACACTGAAAAGCCGAAATATCCATCATAGAGAAACAGACTTCCAAGGCATCTTTGACTTCTTCAAAAGTGCCGTTCTCCAATTCTTTGACCAAACTATCATTCCCGCAGATGAAGCATGAAATACCTTTCAGCATATCTTCAGTAGCTTCAGGAAGCTCTTTAATAGCTTCCATGACATTATCTCCAGTCATGCCGATATTGGAAAAATGATGAATGGCACGACAGATAATTTTAATTGTAGGAGGTTTGATGGTATAAACGATTCCACCTATCCCTACATTTTTAAAATCCAGCCCTAATAGGGCATCAGAAACCGTTTTTGCTGCTTGATTATTCATAACATTAAATTAAAAAGGCGGTGAGCAACCACCCACCGCCATCTGAAAACAATCCTTTTACTGAAAAATTATCAACCTTCCGGCACTACAACTTCCGATTCGTCAAACCACTTTTCGGAAGCCAATCCATCTACACCTGTGGAAAGGGGAACGGCCGAAACAGCCAATCCGACAGCCTTATCGGTATTAGAGCCACGGGCATTGATAGCCGCTTTCGGAAACACAACATAAACTCCGTCTTTGGTTTTACCAATCACACATTTATGAATAGGCTTATACTTGCCTCTTTCCCAATTCTTTTCTGTGGCTTTACCACCTTGTAAATCAGCCTTTGTAGCATAATCATACTCACCAATGGTGAAGTTGATTTTCACCTCACCCGGTTCAGACGTTTCCCGGTAGTACTCACCAGTCAAAGCGTTTTTGTAACGAGTTACACTTGCCTCTGCTTCTTCGTATTGATACGTGTCACCATGCACATTCTTGACCCGCTTCGTTGCTGCGTTTTTCAAGATGGTGGCTACTTCTGCGCCTGTTAATCCGGCAGCTGGAGTAGTAACCGTTTTAATCGGTTCTGCATAATACAGTTCGTCAATTTCTACTGCTGTAATCATATCATTTTACATTTAATACATTAAACAAAATTCTCACATTCACATAATGACACTTCAAAGCTGTGTCCGCTTCTGTACCGATAGAATCAATAGAGTAACGATATGTCATACCATCATAGGTGCTTACTACATCATCAAACAGCTTGCCAGCCTTTCTTTCAAGTTCGTTAAGCCGGATTGTGTTCGCTTCATTCTCGCTTAAATTGGGTACACATAGATTCACTTCTGCGAAAGATTTCTTCCAATACTTTCCCGGCTGTTGTTTCTTCGTGTGGATGACAATCCTTTCGGACTTCAATTCACCCGTCAGCGTTTCTCCTGCTGGTACTATGTCTATTCCGAAAATCTTGCAGTCCCGGTAGAGGATGTTTCCTATGTCGGTGGTTACTATCATCGTTCAAATCTATCTTTCAATCTTTTTTCTGTCCTTATCGCTGCACTTCCTGCAACTTCAAATCCTTTGGATTCCACGAATGAAGCATAATCAGCTTCGTTTTTCAGAATTAAGCCATCTTCATTAACCTCATAATCATTCGATTCTCTCAAATGTTTTGTGTGGTCTTGATAGTTTCCGGTAGCTTTTGCATCTTCAACAAATGCCTCTCCCTCTTCTTTCATGCCAGCAACGACTTCGCTTGTTCCGTCCTCAAAGAACTGATCAACATCCGAAAAGTCTGCATCTATTCCAACCATATTACTCTGTAGGAAAAATAGTTTGTTTCCAAAGGGCTTTTAGCAACTCCTTCACCTCTTATGCTTCCATCGGCATTCAAACAACGAACCTCTTCACCTGCTTCAACCTTTGACGGCTTGTCAAAGACTACCTTGTACTTGAAATCATACAAAGCACCATTGATAGATACTTTCTTTTCCGCGCTCACATCATCACAACGGCATTTGCACACCTCCTGCCAGCTTTCACCACCGGTACCGGGAATAGGTCTTCCGAACTCATCCTTATCCATCGGAGTGATAACTTTTACCTGCAATATGTGTGGAGCGAATATCATAAGAAAGTCACTTTAGGTTTGTTACCCAGTTCGTCTTTCAAACCGTACTGTTTACACAGCCATGAGTACAATTTCATTAGGCTATCAACATGATTAGACCAAGACACAGAAAATCCGCTTTCGCTGACCGAAGATGGATTTTGTATCATCCACGGAATTTGCTTGGCACAAGCGACCTCTAATCTTGCCCTATTTTCCTCGGCAAAAGGTTCTTCGCCATCCAATCCCGTTCTTGAAAGTATATTTTCAACTACAAGATTAGACGGGGGATTCTTATCAAATACGCTTAATACAAACTCCTTGTTACTCATGACTGTTATCAATCAATATGGTGTAATCAGTTTACTATATGCGGTATAGCTATAATGCGTACAATGTTTAGATTTATAGATGTATCTGAACGGACATTTGGGAACATTAATTCGTACCCCTTGAATAGCCATTCCCTCTTTTATCGAACACATCATAGCCGGAGCGTTTGCAACCAAAAACATGGGATGCGTCATGGTCAGTACAACACAATCAACCGGAGCCGCTTCCAAAGTGATAAACGGAATATCCGGTAGACCAACATCAACCGATGGATTCACGTATTTACACTTGAGAGATTCCACACTTGATGCCTGCACGCTCAACGAAACCAAAGACATCATCAAAAAGCCACACATGGCAAAAATAAAATTCTTCATTTCTTTTCTGATTTATAAAATTAGACAATGGAAGGGTAGAAACACTACCCTATCCTTTTACTCAATACCCAATGCTTCTTTCAGTTTGGAAGTCATTTCTTCGTCCAGTTCTGTAACCTTAACCAAAAGAGTTTCCTCTTTCATATTGCCGGAAGCCTGTACGCCGATGGACTTCAAGGCATCAACCAAAGTCTTCTTCTCAAACTCCTTTTCAAAGAGGGAAATTTTCACCTCTTTCTTTTCTTCAGGGGCTTTCACTTCGGGATTTTTTACCTCAATCCGTTCAGCGAGTCTGCGGCTTTCCATATCCAGCACACGGGCTTCCTCACCGACTTCAATCACTTCACCGGGAGTATAATACTTTCCGGTGAACTTGTCGCGGAAAACTGATATAACCTTTACTTTCATATCCTACCCCCTTATGCTGATTGAATGGATGCAATTTCGCTCAAATCGAAATTGGTAATCAAATCTGGATTGGAAATCTGCGGAATCCACTCTGCCGTATATTCCATGTAGCGACCGTTTTTGTCACGGTAGTTGGAGATAAGCATCTGCCCCTCTGACGGGATATAAGTACGTCCTTGTACTGGGTCTGTCGCTTCATACGGGGTATGATGGCGCATATAACCAATGTTGTCAGAAGGTAACAGAGTAATACGGTTATCCGCGTAAATCTGCACATTCTTTCCCGTCTGGTCTTTCACGTAGTCCTCCTTGATTTCAATACGCGGCAAACCGATGCCGGTGAACACTTCGGAAGCCAAAGAAGAGGAAACCAATCCCGTACTCAACTTCATTTCGTTGCTGCCGAGAATCATCTTGTACTGCTCACCAAATTCAGATGAACCAAGAATAAGCTTGTTGAAAGATGCACGAGTCATAACCATCTTGGCATAAACGCCATAGTCCGGTGCCAAGGAATGAAGTTTCTCTCTCAAATAAGAGATAAACATATTCTTTCCGTCCACAACCACATCTCCACTTTTCGGCTTGATAAAATTGAACGGAAGGGTAATCTCCAGCAGTTTATTATTGGTCTGACCGGAAGTGATTGCAGCGTCTTTGTTGTAAACGGTGGCTTCACCAAGCATCAACAGCGCACCGACAATAATATCCATACGCTTGTGGGCAGCAAGGGTAATCTGACGGTAGTCGTCTGCCAGGAAGTTTACAATCTCTTCCATTGCAGCCTTTTGGTCGGCTGGCTTAGCTGCATTGAACTTGTCAATCAAATCCTGCAATTCGGAAAGACGGTCAATAGACATCTGATAAGCATCACCCAAATAGGCAATCTCACCATATCCTGAACCGATATTCCTGCGTTCACGAATGGGTTTCTCTCCAAAACGTGAATTGATAGAGCCGGCCATAACTCCGGTTACAGAACCGATATAATCCTTGAACACACGAGTAGTTACTCTGCGGAAAGTAAGATACTGTTGCCAATAGATTGTGTCCTTGCGTGTCTGGTTCACACGTCTGATGATAGCGGAAACGATGTTCGCATCATCGAATAATGTTTGAATCGTTAAAAACATATCCTACCTCCTTACTCGTTAAACTCAAACCATCCCTTCATGTTGGCTTTATCGTTCTCAGAGAACGGCATAACCAATTTTGAAGGTTCAATCTCTGCGGCTGTACGAAGCAATGAAACCAATGTGATTCCGTCCTCAACCTTTGTACGGTTAAACAGAGCCGAATTAGCTACATGCTTTTGTTTTAAACCATCAACTGCAACCGCATTGAATAATACGGCATCTTTGGCGATATTCTCACCAAAAGCAGCCTTAATAGTCAATACATCATAACCGGCATTAGACTTATCAATTGCCGTTACTTCTGCACCTTTCTTACCGCTTCCGACAAACATACCCACATAAGCCAAAGAGTTCTTGGCTACTTTGATAGACAAAGCCTCTCCACCAGTGGTATAGGCTTCCGCAACTCTCACATTGATTACCGCATAAGCGAACTTGTTTTTCAAGTCTGCATAAATCGGTGTAAATCCGGGAAGAAAACTTCCCACTACCAGGTTCTGCGTATCAAGTTTGAACGGACCACGTCTACGAATACCGGTCTGGACATCGTAGCGTTCCTCTTGCTCAACGGGCGGAACCAAGTCATACTTAAATCCTGCTGACATAATTAATTCTTGTTTTGTTCAACAATAGTTTTCGTTCCCTCATCAATCATCTTGGCGATAGATTCAGATTCTTTCTCAATCTTCGCTTCCGCTGATTCGGGAGGGGTTACGCCTTTGAAGCCGTCATTTGCGAACTCCTGCTTCAAGTCCTTGAAGTATGCGTCCAAGTCCTCATCGTCCTTAATGGCGCATCGTTTGGCGTAGTTTTCGGGAATACCATACTCCTTTGCCTTTGCCATAATCTGCTCCTGCCGGGTAGCTTGTAACTTCTCTGTCTCGAATTGAGCGAGCTTATCAGAAAGAGGTTTAACGGCTGCACTCACTGCGTTAGCAATAATAGCCGCCATGTCGTCCGTCTTATCTTCCAGCTTCAGATTAGGGTTAGGATTGGGATTAGGATTCTCAATTGACTTACCGTCTTTAAGGTTATGTTTCTTTTCGTAGTTGGAAACTGCGGTCTTGGAAGCATCCCCGGCACGGAAATCACCATAGGAGTTAAGCACGTCCGAAAAACTGATACCCTCAACAATGGAGTTTACCTTTGTCTCGTCCGTTACACCCTCTGCCTTTTTAGTAGCGATTCGGGTTAAGATAGCAGTGTCCACCCCAGCGAATTTCTGTTGTAGCCCTGCTAAGATTTGTTCTAAGATTGTCATACCGTATGAATTTGATTTATAAATTTCTACGGTAAATTTCGCTATTTATAAAGAGGGTGAGAAATAATCAGATAGGTGATACACGACAATAAAACGATTGTCGTAAAATGGTATAAAAAAAGGCGTGATTGTTATCACGCCATGAGCTTTTATTCTTTATATTTCCAAATATAACCACCTGCATGAGTTAATTTATACCATTTTTTATACTTACTGTGTATATAACCACCTTTACAACATTTTCTTATAGAAGAAGAGGAAATACCCGTTTCTTTTTCTGCTTCACACGCAGATGTGTGAGTTTTAATAAAATTACCCAATAGGTCGAACTGATTAATTTGTTTACATCTTGCCGAATTATGCTCTAATAATTTATCTGAAATTCTTTGTTTTACAGTGCCATAGTTTAAGTTGTATTTATGTGTGCACCATTCAAGATTATCTACACAATTATTTTGACCATTTTCATCACGATGATTTATTATTGTATAACCATAAGGATTAGGAATAAAAGCAGATGCTACAAGTGTATGAATATATACTCTTTTGCATTCTGCCGACCGAAATAATCTCACATAAAAATACCCCTTATTCTTTATTGGTACTAATATTTTCTCATGTCTTGTTCTTGAGTTTGATAGGGATTTTACTCTGCCTAAGTTTGATACCTGATACATTCCTTCGTACCCTTCAATGTCTTTCCAAATTTCATCCATATTCTTTTTTGCTTTAAAGTTAATAAATAAAAGGCAGCCTTATTAGTCGTGCGGACTGCCTTTTGATAATCGTGTTAGATTCTATTAGGGATTAGGCTATATACACCATTTACGGCACTTTCACCAATCATTTTACTGATAGCGTCCATGCACTTGTAAATACCTTCATTGAAGGTGTTGCTTTCTTCAATGTATTCTCTACCGCTTTCTTGGGATATAATGTCGGTTTGCTCGTCAAAGACTACACTTGCCTCTCTCAACTTAATTAATGCGTTCATTAGGTCTAAATTAACTTTGATTTCATTTGCTGCCATATCGTTATATTTTATGTGTTAGTACTCTACATATCATCTCGTATACATGAGTTTTCTCAAATCTATTCAGTATTGATGTTTTTTCAGCCCCGAATGATAATTTACCGTTTCTGAACTGATATACGTTAATCCGTCCACCTACCGTGTTATGTTGGTAGATTTTCACCTCTTGATTTTCAGCTATTAGTGTCATAGTCATTTCTTTTATAGTTACCACTCTTTTACCTGTTCTTTCAACTCGTTATACTTACCATTAATAAGCAATTCAACTTCACGATGAAAGTTTATATCAGTCAAACGATACTCGACCAAAGCACGCTTATAAGTATCGCCTTTTTGATGTGAGTTGATAAGACGCATCATCTGCACACTATCAAGACCATACTTATTCTTACGATTGAGATTTACAGCTCTTCTCTTATCGCTTTCTCTTAATTCAATTGTTGCCATAACTTTTATATTTTAATGTTTATACTTCATTCATTTCTATCTTACTTGGATTTCAATCACCGCAATACTGACTACCCATATAACCTTTACTATTCGCATTGTAGCAGTCAGACCAAGTAAGTCTACCCTCAATCTGAGAAGTGTGTTCTACGGGCTTCTGATTAGCTACCATAGCTTTTATCTTAGCCTCACGTTCTTCTCTACACTTGATTGCATCTTTAGCCCAGTCCCAGGCGAGTTTCAAACATTCGCCAAAGGTTCTACCCATTCTTGAATTACTTCTAAAGAAGCTGTGAGCGTCTTTCATGATTTGAGATAAATTGTAGCGTTTCATAATTATATGTATGCTAATCGTTAAACATTTAGTTTTATCATTACGATACAAACATAACTATAAATATAACACAAACAAATATTACACAGTTAATAAAAGCTAATTCAATATACACATAGTATATTTTCATCCAAAGAATAACAACTAATACTATAATTTCATATATTTGCAAGGAATAAACTATAAGTATAATTATGAAGTTACGAATATTGGATATCTGCAAACAAGTAGGAATAACTCAAAAAGAGTTAGCAGAAAGAATAGGGTTATCAGCCGTGGGGTTATCTAAGGCAATCAATGGTAATCCAACCAAAGATACTTTGGAGAAAATTGCCAGTGCCTTAAATGTGAAAATAACCGAACTATTTGAGGAACCGACCAACATAAATGGCTACATCGAATTAGACGGAACCATCCACAAGGTTACGAGCAAGGAGGATATTAAGAAGTTAGCGGAAAATTTATAAACAAATAAATATAGGAGGTAATAATATGAATAGAGAAGAGCTACAAGGTATATTCAACTATCTAAATGAAAAGTATAATGAGTATTATTTCGCAAATAATAATCAAAAGAAAATTATTGAAAATCAAGTTAGAACATATGCACAAAACTTAGATAAAGAACTATACCTCACCTTAAATGAAGGTAGTGCAAGTGGATTATTTCGACATGGATTCGTTGAAACCGACCTTACACAATCTTTGAAAATTTTAAAAAGCATGATAGAAGGATAGAAATATGGCTACAATATATTATGATGGTAAAAATTTCCTATCAGGAAGATTAACCAAAGAAAATTTGAGTGGATTCAATCAAATATGCTGCAATCCACCACAAAAAATGAGTGCAAATATAATCGCTAATATGGTATTGCCTTTTCTGAAACAAAATGTTCCAGAAATACAAAATATTTATGTTACTGGAAGAACAGCAAGCCAAGTAGATACAAGCATGGTACAATTTAAAGTAACATTCAAAGAATCATAAAAGCCGGATTTCTCCGGCTTTATCATAGCGTGAAACCGAATGGAATCACGCCTAAATAAAGTATTGTAACTTATGCCGGTACAGCCATTAATTCACGCCCTACTGAACGTATTGTTTCTATAATATCTTCAAAACGTTTCTTAGACGGCTTCTTTGTTCCGCTTACATATTGAGCAAACAAACTCTGAGAAATACCTAAACGTCGTGCTATGGCAGCAGCATTCAATTCAGGATGAGCTATAAATAAATCATAAAGAGGATTAGATTTCCTTTCCCGAAAGAATCCCTCAAAACTCAAATCTTCATCAAGCTCTCTCCAATGTATTCCGTCATGGCTCGTTGTGAAATTTGCGCGCTGCGCAGGAGTAGCCCATTTCAGCCTTTGGAAATCTGAAAACTTCTCACATGCCTCCTTCCCGTCAGTGGTACGTATCCATACCTCCGTATCAGTCAACCATACCTTTTCAACTATGATATTTTCCATAACCACTTATTTTGATTTATTAAAAAATTTATTCCAATGCTCTGCTATTACTTCTTGATTTTCTTCTATAACTGATTCTACAAGTTTCAGTTCAGATGACTTCAAGCCATTATTTTTGATTAATGTAACTGGAAATAAAGTGAATTTAGCACTTACATCCCCTTTGATTACATGAACATGTATAGGCTCATGGTCATTAGCGTAAAACATAAAACGAAAACCAAATAAAATAAATATCGTTGGCATACCTTTCTCTATTGATTACCCTACAAATATAGGTAATTATTTAATTACCTACAACTATTCAAGCAAAAAATTAGCGGCAATTCTTTGATGTTGCCGCAAAATATTCTATTTTTCTTGTACTAAAATTATAATCCCTATAATTTTTCTGACTAAGAGGCATTTTTCTGTCCCTTATTTCCGATTTGCTCATTCTTTGCCGCTTGCTCCTCCTTGATTTCTGCAAGCTCCTCTTCTACCCTATCAGCATTCCCGGCAAACATGATACCTTCACGGGTTGACCAAATTCCACCACTGACAGCGGAAACGGCAGTAGAAACCTTGTCGTTCAAATCATCACTTTTTTTTCAGTCGTTTATTTTTAATCAAATACCAAGTATCATTAGGTAGCCATCCCCAATAATTGTCTTCAATTTCAACTATAATATGTCGAAATTCAAATAAGGATTCTCTCAAAGCCATAGATACATCTTTCGCACTTTCTTCTGATATAAAATAATAACTATTGGGCATATCATACCTCCATGTTATTATTACATCACTTTCGTTCATAAACTTAGTTATTTGTTCCCTTGTGATATTTTTATCAGAGTATACTAATAAATATGCTTTCCTCATCTTGCAGAATTATTTTTATCTGTTATTAACTTATTCTCACTTAATTCATCAGGAGCTTCCAATTCAAGCATTGATTCGCTTGTAATCAACGTAGGTTCTGAATCACCTTTCTGTTGAAACATTTCCATAGAACGTTTCTTTAACTGATATTCCTCCGATTGAAGTTTATCACGATCAACAAATAGTAAAAATAAGAAACCAAATAAAGCAACACAAACAGGAGCTAATGTTAATACTATCAACCATGTAGGTGGGGGATTTAATATCCCAATAAGAATAAAACAAGGTACGTCAATCATTACGCACAGCCATAGTATAGGATTTAAAGCACTCTTTACAGATAAACTACCACCAGCTTCTATTATTTTTGTAGCAATACTTTCTTTATCACTCATAAAGGTTAATAATTAGAGATTATAATTTTCCAGCTAAATCCTTCACATCCTCCGCAGACTTCACCTCATGTACGGTATCGCCTACTTTAACAAAGCCTACTATATCTCCAGTGTTTGACTTTTCAAATAGTTCAGTAACCGGCACTCCCAAAGCATCAGCTATTTTTTCTAATGTACCAATAGTAGGGTTTCCTCCCAACATTTTAGAAAGGCTCGCTTGAGCCACACCTATTTTAGATGCTACTTCCGCAAGAGTAACACCTTTCTCTTTGCATACTTCCTTCACTCGTAAATCCATATATAATATATTATAAGTTTGATTTCAGGCGCAAATATACACATTATATATTATAATCTAATTTCGCCTTATAAAAATATATCGTATTATATTTTATTAACAGTGATATTATTGTCAATTATATAATATAGTCTATATTTGTATGCATAAAAATAGAATATATTATATAACACATAAAATATAAGAGTATGAGCACAAAATTTAAAAGTCAGATGAAAGAAGTGATGCAAATGGCATGGTCTTTTGTTCGCAAGAACGGTTATTCAATGAGTGAAGCGTTAAAATGCGCATGGGCTAATTTTAAGCTGAAAGCAGCTTTGAAAGTGAAGATAGTAGAGTTTTACTTCAAAAAGACTGACGGCACGTTACGTCAAGCCTTTGGCACTCTCAAAGAGAATCTTATCGGTGAGATAAAGGGTACTGGCAGAAAGCCGAATGACAATCTGCAAGTGTACTGGGACACTGAAAAAGAAGAGTATAGATGTTTCAAGAAGTGCAACCTTATAAAGATAGCTTGATTATGAGAAAAGACCCCTATGGCAACTATATAACCTGCTTAACAGGTAAGCAGTTCTGCCAATTAAGAAGTATATCTGAAAAGGTGCAACCATATCTACCATTTACAGAAGTGGCATTTCTTGAGCTGATAAAAATAGCTTCTGCAATAATATTTAATAAAGGATTTAACAACTCTCATTTATCGGTACGAAACGGATTGGTGCGTTTTAAAAACAAGTTCTACATGAATGGCTTAAAGATAAATACACATTGTTTGACAGATGAACAATACAAATATTTATGGCAATTTGATACGCCACGTATGGACGCTTTCATGACAAAGTATAAACCAATAGAACGTGATGTTTTTGTAATGACATTCAGAGCTTGTAAACGCTATATGATTACAGGCATGACTAAAGAATCAGAAGATACGCTAATTGAAAGGCTTATTTCAATATCAAATCTTATGAGATAACACGATTATCCAAAGGCAGTCTTTGCACGACTTTAAAGGCTGCCTTTATTATTCACTCTTAAATGAAATAAGTATGGACGAAATTTGGAAAGACATTGAAGGGTACGAAGACGATTATCAAGTATCAAATTTAGGTAGGGTAAAATCCTTGCCAAAGAAATGCTGGAACGGTAAAGGATATTGGTTTAGAGATGGACGCATTTTAATACCCATAAAAAGCAAAAAGGGGTATTTGAATGTATGGTGCAGAAAGCGCATATTTAAAGTTCATCGCTTGGTCGCAAATGCTTTTATACCTAATCCGCAAAACCTACCACAAGTAAACCACATAGACGGTGATAAAACCAATAATTGCGTTACTAATCTTGAATGGGTTACTGATGGTGAAAACTTACTACACGCATATAGGGTTCTTGGTAGAAAGCAAAAGACTGGCAAAAACCACCATAATTCACGAGCTGTTCTACAATTAAAAGACGGCAAAATTATAAATTCATTTGATAGTTTGAATGAAGCGACACGCGCAACTGGTGCGCACCATTCGGGCATTTCAATGTGCTGTAATGGGAAAATAAAGAAGCACAAGGGCTATCAATGGAGATACAAAGAGGAGTGATTTCACTCCCCTTTCTTTATGCTTTGTTTCTGCATTTCAGCGTTTCTTTTTTCTTCTTGTTCTTCTTTTATCTCTGCGATTTCTTCTTCGATGCGGTCAATATTTCCAGCGAACATTACTCCATGTCGTTGCGACCATACACCACCCGATACAGCTTTTACAGCTACATTGACTTTATCTTCTAAATTGTCAAGGCGATACGGAACAACTTCTGTACTAATATCTATCGTTTCAGATGCTTTGTTAAATTCAGATGGATTTATAGAGCCTAAAGCAGAGACTATGAAGTTCACACGCCTTTGCAAGAACTCACCTATCACCTCGGCATGATTTTGAACTTGCAAATGTGTCGAAAGAAACACGTAATCGAAAGCCACTCCGGACAAGGCATTTCCAGCACCGCTCAACTTTTCAAAACTGATTTGTGGTGTATTCGTCATAGAATATGCTTTCTCAAAGAGGGTTTCTACCTCAAATTTTACGGTATCATTTGCTTGGTTCCACGTTAGGTATTGGGCATCGGCACCTTGCCCGGTGAGTTTAACCATCCTGTCTTTAATCTTTCCCATGAAGCCTTCAACATCACCAATCAACTTCAGCAATGGGAAGAAATGGTAGTCGATACAATCGGCATAGTTGGATAACAGCTTCTCAAGTCGTACACGGAAGGTCTTAATCTTCCTGCAATATTCCTCTGGCCGGTAGGCATAGATAACCGGTAGTTTGGGGAATCCATGAGTAAAAGGCGTTCTTTCTTCATACCCTTTAGATAAATCCCACTGATAGACCATCTTATCAGTGATAGTCATAAAGCAAGTTATCTCCGAATCATCCATGAGCTTCTTCTTGTACTCACGTGAGAAAGCAATCATCTTACCTTCATCATTGAAGAACGGATAAAGCTTATCCCCACGGAACGGAGACCATAACACGCTTTTCAGTTTCTTGGTGGGCTTGACCTTGCCACCGAACG